ATTCAACAATCATCCCGTGGTGGTCAAAGGTATGACACCGCAGGAGGTGGGCGAGGTAGTCCACCAAAAGATGACTGCACATGATGATGTCGTGTGCGTCCTCTTGGATGCGAAGAGGTTTGATCAACATTGCAGTTTTGATGCGCTGCATTTTGAGCATAGATGTTGGAAAGCTCCCTTTGGAGACGAGAAGGACCTGAACTGGCTCCTAAGCAAACAGTTGCGAAACCAAGCAACAACGTTTGTGGATGGAAAGAAGGTCTCTTACCGTACCAAGGGAACAAGGGCTAGCGGAGACATGAACACTGGGGAAGGAAACTGCATCCTCATGTGTTGCATGATGCACCGATTTTGTGCGGAGTTGGGCCTTAAGTGGTTCGACCTTATCAACAACGGTGATGATTGCGGTCTGTTCATCCGTCGAGGCGACCTGGCTAAAGTTTTGGCCAGGTTCGACTCATGGTTCTTGGAGTTAGGTTTTGAAATGGAATTGGAGACTACGGCCCAATGCCCCACTGGAGTGGCGACTAGGACTGAGCACATTAGGTTTTGCCAGTGCTCACCAGTCAGAACTCCTACGGGGTGGGTCATGGTCCGTGAACCCGTCAAAGCCTGCGCTAAGGATGCCATGTGTCTCGGCGAGACCAGCGAGGATGGCCACGAGAAGTGGATCCATGCCGTTGGACAGTGCGGACTCTCACTCTACGCTGATATTCCAATCTATGCCGCTTCTTATAAGCGCATGATGGAACTAGGAAAACCTAGCGCGATCTCTAAGAGCAGGCTTTTGGCCGACTCTGGTTTAATGAGATCCGGCGCGAAGGCCCGGTTCACCACCATCATGCCCGAGATTGCAGACGTCACACGCGTCAGTTTCGCAATTGCGTTTGGCATTGCACCTTCACACCAACTCAAGGCGGAAGGAAGACTATCCATTGCCCACTTCGGTGAACTCAAAGATTTCACACAACGAAGAGGATGGTCTCCCTCTACGAGCATCGGGAGCGTGCTCCCGCCTTGAGCAGGGTAACAATTTTCCAATGGTCAAGTCCAGACCAGCTAATAATAAGTCTAAACGTGCGGTCAACACAACAAAGACAAACAAGAATGCAAGGCGTTTCAAACCAGCTAGTAACATGCGCAAGCGGTTGGCTAGCCCTTTGCAAGTCGCTTCGAAAGTATTTAATGCTTTTCACCCGTCCCATCTCCCGCTCCCCAATCCCACCGCCCCGTACATGACAGTTACGACGAGGAAAACTATTTCAACGTCGGACCTGGGCATGATTGTTGGTACCAATATGGAAACCCAACAAGACGAGGAGGGTAGTGGAGTGAATTGGTCTAACGCAGTCGCGCTGTCTTTCAACAGCACCACTGCGCATCTTGGTAACCTTCCAGTCACCAAGTACGCCATTCCCTCCCCTACAACGGATCGAGACGATTTTGAAGTTGTACCTGCTTCCATCTCCTTCCAAGTCCTGGCAACAGATTCGTTAACTGACGCGTCTGGTGCTGTGTACATTGGAAGGTGCAAGAACGTTTTAAACGCTCCCGAAGCAAACAACGGAACCACTGTTGGACAATTCACTGACAA